TCATCTATTAAAAGCCAATCCTCAGATACGTCTTCACCCATGTCAATTAACGCCTGAGCAATTGTGTCATCTTGAGAAGACAATTCAGTAGGCTCTTCAACATTTCCTAAAGCATCCGTAAACTCAAGTGGCTTCAATGTCTCAAAATATAGCTTTAAAGTGACTCCGTTATATGCGAGAATTTGCTCGTAGGCTTCAATCATTAAGTCTTGATATGGTCGAATAACCATGTTATAGTACAAAATGAACGAGTTTTTAAGTTCGTCTGCGTTGCTTGAGAATCCATTGGAAGACGAAATACCAAATAGTAACGGAGAAGTTACGTTATGACCTAGCATAATCTTACGCATACACTCCTCAGATAAGTATGTGTAATGGTCAGGTGCATCGTTTAACGGAATGTCGTCTACAGTTGTTCTTGTCGCTTCTGAGTGGTTGAATGAAACGATTACACGTTTACCTTTAGAACCAGTTAACTTATTAGTTACTTTACGCTCTATTTCGTCCATCTCTTCGTCAGACGGGATTCCATTAGAAAAGTTAATTACTTTAGTACCTGAGAATCCGTTTTGTACTTCGTTGATTAGGTAGTCTGAAATCTCTTGCTCTAAAACAGCATACGGTAGCGCTCCTTGATAGTCAACTAATGCAAAATACTTCATTCCTACAGAGTAGGGACGAACGTAGAATATCTCAATAGACTCTTTTGACGTCCCGAAAGCAGGTATTCTCTTTGGTGGGAATGCTTTAGTATCTGACCAATTATCTGAATAGTAATATGCTTCTATTTCTCCATCTTTGTTACACTTCTCAGGACGTAAAAGATGAACAGGTATGTGGTACACTTTCGCTATTTTACTTCTGTCTTTAGTATAGATAACTTGCATTGCAAATTGTCCTAGCATCTTAGCGTCCGTGATTTGCTTCTTAACACACTCTTTCGAGATTAGGTTAATGAACTGAGCATACTCATTTGGCTTTTTAGACGCATCTAACGCATTTAAACCTCGTCCGTAGATAAGTTTAACTATGTTGTTTATAATGGCGTTATTCGTAGGAGAATAAGTGTATCTGTCAATTAGGTATTGAAAGTAATTATTGTCTACTCCATACGTTACCCAATCCTCACGTTTACCCTCTTGGATTATTGGTGTTTCGTATTTTGCTAGTTCAATTATTTTTACGTTGTTATCCATACGTTATATATTCGTTGGTTGAGACGTGCGGAATGTACTTAGAGTCTCCGTTGCTGTCTTTATTTATTGAGTAATTATTGGTCTGTTGGTCTGTTGCAAAAACACGGTCATAATAAATCAACTCATCCATTGACGAGTATAGTTTAAAGTCGTAGAATTTGCCCTCTGTAAGGTCGTCTAAGATGTCTATTTCAACGCTGTAGTAGTATTCGTCTTCAAATACGTCTGTTACATCGTATGTTTCTGTAGTGTTGTTTGAATCGTCTCGTAACTCTAAGTAAGTTACGTCTGAATCCTTTAACACTAAGTCGAAAGTCTTTACACCAGCAAGTAAGTCTGTAATTAACATATATAAATAACTTGCTTTCGTGTTTTTGTTTTAAAAAAAAAGAGGGACAGTGAAAACCATCCCTCAATTTCAGTAGTGTGGTGTGTATTACACAGTCACAATGTTAGCACCTCCGAAGACAGTTGCCAATTCAGTTTCATCTGCACAATCCAAGAATGGAGCAGGGATATTTTCCATACCTGTGAAAGTAAGGTTGTAACCATTAAAGTCACCCATTGCTGTTCCTGAAGAGATAGTACCTGCAGTAACATCACATCCTCTTTCAAGACCTGCTAAGAAGTAGTTACCTGAACGTGTGCGCACAACGATGTGAGGACGTCCGTAAGCTAATAACTTAACTGTTTTGTGTGTAGTGATGTCAAGTACTTTAAACTGCGCTACAATAGCTTGTTCGAAGAATGTAGTACCGTTATCACGAGAAGTCTGAATAGTCTGTTCGAATGAGTTAGCACCTTTCAACTCCCACTTGTACAAGTTAGTAATGTTATCTACAGCAGTAATAACGTCCTCTTGTCCTGCTACTGCAGAAAAAGTAACGTCTGTAGGGTAGTTAATTCCGTAGTTAATAAAATAGACAGCATCTAAACCTGAGATTCCATCTTTACACGCTTCTAAGCGACCGTTTGCTATATCACAAGACATTTGTAAATGTTTTAAAAAAAAGGGGATAGGATGTCAAGCAACCCATCCCCGATTTTGGTTATTAAATATTAGTCTAATGCAGGAGAGTATACTACACAATCCTCCAAGATACCGATTTGAGTTCCTGCTGTGTAACGAGCTACAAAACGTACGTTTTTAGAACCGTCAATCATAGCCATGTCAATCAACTTAATTTCGTTGTGGTCAGAAAGTAGACCAGTTCCGAAATACAAGTTCTCAGTAGTAGTAGCTAGGATAGAGTTGTTAGCAAGTCCGTTAGCAACAAAGATAGATACTCCGTCAAAGCTCAAACCTGAACCCATTCCGTACCATTGTGTACCTTGTGCGTTAGTACCAGCAGCACCAACACCAGCAGCAGCAAATCCACCCAATGCACGAACGTATGCACGAGCTACGTTTTGAGAAACATATACTTTCAAACCTTCTTTACCGTAAAGTGAAGATGGAAGAGCGTCAACCACACGACCTAATTCATCAATTACGTTAGTAGCGTCTACAGAAACACCTACTAAAGACTGTCCTACAGGAATCCCTGTACCAGCTTCAGCTAATGCTTGAGTGAAGATACCACCGAACTGTCCGTTAGTAGCTTCAACACCTCTCCAAAGTGAAGTCTCAGTAGCTTCTGCCATTTGTCCTAGCATACGAGCAATAAAGAAATCTTGGAAAGACTTAGGTAGAACGTCAAATGCAGAGTAACCCATCTCTAAAGAATTCCAGTCCGATGCAAAATCAGTCTTACACAAAAGTGCGTTGATTTGTAATTCCTTAGGCTCAATTGCACGCTCTGTCAAAGTAACATCTCCTGTAGCAGTGAAGTCACAAGTAGCATCTGCGATTAAAGAGTCAGAATCTAAACGCTTAATTGTTTGTTTGTACTTAACGTTAGGTACAACTGTTACCCCTCCGTTTTCGATTGTGTTAGCAGAAAGAAGACCAGCCGCGATATATTTACCAGCCGCTTCCCCTGCGTACGTTGTTGTGATGTCCAAATTTGTTGGCATAATTTGTTGATTTTAAAAAGTGAATATTATTTCAATTTGTTTAACACTCTGTCTAAAGAAGACATTGAGCGGTTTTTAGTGTACTTAAATACCTCAGCTTTTTGCTCGTTCTCAGGATTGTACTGGATAGGCTTAATATCTTCTACAGCGCTTAACTCAGTAGCATTTTTAAGAGCAGCTAGTTCAGCTTTAAGTTCTTCGTTTTCTGCTTTGATTTTTTCGATTTCAGAGAAAAGAGTTTCTTTGATTATAGACTCAATAGTTTTCTTAGGCTGACGAGTTTCTTCACTCATTTCTTCCTCTACTACTTCTGCCTCAGCTTCAGGAGCTGGAGCTTCTTCTTCTTCTTCAGTCTCTTCAACTTTCTCTTTGATTTCAGCAATGATACCCTCCTCTTCTACTACGAGAATAAGTTCACCACCTTCCATTTCGTACTCACCTACAGGCATAGGAACGTTTCCTTCTTCTGTTACGATGAATACTTCCATACCAGCTTCAAATACTTCAGCTTCGATAACTGTAGTACCGTCTGCTAGACGTGCCTGTGCTAACTTAACTTCAGTCTCTAGACCGAGTAAAGTTTTTATTTGTTTGATTGCTTCGTTTGCTTTCATATTACTTAATTAAAATGCTTTAAATGATTGTAGCGTTTTTACATATTTTGCAAAAGTTCCTTTTAAGCCATCTTGAATATTTTTCTTTTGGTCTAAAATTTCTTTTGGAATATCAACACCAAGTGATTTAGCTGCTGCCTCAAATCTTTCAAAAACAGGAATTGAATTTTCATTGATTTTAGCTAGTTCTTGTTGTTTTTTTAAGCCATCCATTACAGCTTTTTGAACTACTTGCATCTCATCAAAACTCTTTTTTCTTGCATCAATAGCATCTTTATACGCTTTTTTAACATCGTCTACTAAAGCCAAATCTACCTTTACTTCAGCAAGCTCTACGTTTTTTTCAAACTTGCTCAACTTGTCTAATACACTTTTATTCATAACTTATTAACTATTTGGTTTTTATTTGTTTCATTTTTATCCGTTTGAACGTATGATATTACGCTCTACTATGTCTTGGGTTAACACTACGTCTCCTTGTCCTTCTAACGCTCCTATGCCTTGTGCCTGTAGGCTTCCGTCACAACACTCACTACTGTAGGTTTCGTCTTCACATAGGCAACCTTGTTTACCTCCTGTTGGTGATGAGTTACTAGGTGTTTTCATTAGAAAGTTTTATTGAGTACAAAAATATCTGAGTAAATACTATTTAAAGGTGACGTGCTACTCCACTGTACAGTCACGTCTAACTGATTAGAAACTAATGTACTGAACGTAGTGCTGTTTACCGTGTTGAATCCAAAACCTTCTGACGTAGCGTTAGATTGTTTAACGTGTAAAAAGTTTCCTAAAGTGACAATTGACGCAGTACCTGCACTTCCTAACTGACGAATAGTGAAGTCTATAGATAACGACCAAACTGCATCCGTAGTAGCTGGTAAAGTTTGTAGTCCGCTATCTGCTAAAATAACAGAACCTGCTTTAACTTTTATTCTTATTTGGTCTCCGTTTTTTGCTGACATTACACCTGCAAACTCACCTCTGAAACTATCTCCTACTTGAAAGCCATTAGCAGGTACAGACAAAGTACCTATGCCTCCGTTTATAAGAGTTGTCTCTGTAGTTGTAGCAGTGATTGGTGTAGAGTTACCCGTTTGTGCAAATAGTCCGTAGTTTGTAGTTGGTATGTTACCTTCTATGTTTACTACTGTCTCACCTGACACATCCGAAGCAGTTACTCCCGTTCCTGTGAATTTTAATACAGAGCGTTTAGGTAACTGTGTGCTTTCGTCTTTTACTGTCGTGTATGCTTGAATGTCGTGGTTGTCTACTTTAATCCATGCACCACCTTCAAAAATAACCCAGTCTCCTACTTGCCAATCTGTTACTCCATCTAAATCTGTAGTACCTGCCGTGTTGACTATATAAAAGTCTCCTGTAGTACCTTCTCCACTTTCTAAAGCAGGTAGATTAGTCTCTGCGTTCCAAGTGCCTTGATAAGTTAAACCTTCAACAGGTGGTATGTTGCTATCGTAGATTCTAATCCATTCGATGCCGTTACCCATGTAAAGAATCTCATCTAAGTAAACTAATGCTCCTACTTCGGGAACATAACCACTCAAAGTGCTTACTTCTTGTACTTGGGTTGTGTATTGACTGTTACGAAAGTTTCTGCTCATTGTACAGATTTAAGTATTTCGATTATTTCGTCTAGTGTGCTATCGTGTTTTGCTAGTTCAGTCTTGCTTTCAAAGTAACCCTCTATAGAGAAGCCTTTAATCTCGCCTTCTTTGACCTTCTTCCACACTTCATCGTTGTCTACTTTCATGGATATCATCCAAGTTCCCTCAGGTAAGTCAAAACCATGTAGTGCGCTCTTGTCAGTTTTGGAGTTTTCTATAATCCAACTCTCTACTACACTCATCCCTTCAATCTCTTTCATGTGTTCGTAGGTAGCGTTATTCTGCTTGTTACGCTTTAAGAATAGCTGAGACGCTTTTTCGATTGTGTCCTTAGAAAAGTAGATGTAAAATTCGCCTATCTTTTCGTCTTTTCGGTAAATCTGTTTGTTTGGAATCAAAGCTGCACCCATTAGCACTCGCTTCTCTTCGTCAATAGACTTCAATTCTACTAAATGCTTGTTTAACGCTACCCAATCTTCTTCAATTGCAGGAGCATTTACTACAGAGACAGCGTAAACACCTTGTTTATCGCTCTCCTCATTCAATACCATTTCAACTATTTTCATATTTCAATAACTTAATTTGTTTATAATGTTGCGTTTTGTACTCTGTTACGGTCTAGGCTCTGAGCAGATGACACTTCACCACTCACTACATACGCTTGTACTGGTTGCTGTCCTAACGTGGCAAGTTGGTTTGCTGTGTTACCTCCTACTATGTTAAATTCAGGAGTCGTAATTGAACCTGCACCTGCTGTAGCTGATGGACTAGAAACTGAACCAGCACCTCCTCCTCCACCTTCGAATTTAGTTTTAGCAATCTTTGTAATATTAGCTATACCTGCTGCAACTGCAATAGCTGCAAATACTGCTCCTAAGATTGGATTACCTGCAGATGCAAACGCTGCCTGAGCAGACTTGTATGTATCAATAGTAGCTGAAGCTATACCTGCTGCTTTCTGAATGTTAAACGCTCTCTTTTGGCTCTTTTCACTCTTACCTGCAAATGCTCCTGCTAAGTTTCCGATTGCATCTATACCACCTTTTACAGCGTCTATACGCATATCTCGCAATTGCTTCTCTCTAGCTGCAGCTTCTTCTTTGTATTTCTTGTCAATATTTGCGAGTTCGTCTTCTTTTCGCTTCTTTAACTCTACTGTGCTATATCCGTATTGT